CTTGCGTACCTTGCAAGCCTAATAGACCTTGCGTACCTTGAACGCCTTGGATTCCTTGAGCTCCTGTATAGCCTTGCACACCTGATCGTCCAGTGGTTCCTTGGGAACCATGCCCTCCCACCAGCCCCTGTACCCCTTGTGCCCCCTGTATACCTTGTGACTGTGCATACCCATAACCTTGTGCTCCCGTTGCTCCTTGAATACCTTGAGCAGCGTACTGTCCAGCAACGCCTTGTGCGCCCAACTTACCTTGAGTTCCCTGAATACCTTGTGCGGTAAACCCTGGAAGAATGTTGGTATTAGTCTCAGGAGTTACGCTGATGACTATTGGTGCAGGGGTAACTACCTGGATTGCGCATTGACAAGGCCAGTTATTACAAGAGTTGCAGTAGCTCAATTATTACCAGCTTCCATTCAAGGCGCCAGAAGAGTCGGTTACAGCTTGAGTTACGAATACTTGACCTTTTAGGTACGTGATCGCCACCTGTGAGTTAGATACTTCAGTGGCAAGTAGATCCCAGAACCCACGAACAGGTAGGTATTGAGTGTCGTTTACGCTTAGGGTTAGTTGGACTTTGCTGATAGCAGATGAGTAAGACAAGATATTTACGGTAAAGTTGGCGTAGATTGAAGGGGCATTTGGGTAAGTGCGGATTTGAGCGGCCCAAGTGAATAGTGAAGCGTCAAATGGGAAATCAAACTCAATAGCATAGCTATTACCTTGATAGAGGACAATGTCGTAATTTTGAGCATTAGTTGGTAGGGGGGATTTACCTGTAAGGTTGTTCTTAATGTAAACTCTCTCCGGCTTGCGGGAGTCATCTACCTCTTGACCAACATAGATAGGAACATACTTGTTAGTTGTGCGGGATGTCCGAATAAGAGTTCCCATTTCAATCTTCCACAGACCTACATTTAATTGTGCACAGAGGGTCTTGTATTGTTCCCAACGTTGTTGAATGATTCCTGTTAATTGGCGATAGCGCTCAGATCGGGGAATATTAACACCGTCTGGGGCTTGAATATCAATATCAAATGCAGCGTCTGTAGCCAAAGCCCAGAGAGCTTCAATGGTAGCTAAAATAGCAACTGGATATTCCTCAACAGCATCTAATGATGAGATAGTCACTTGAGTGCCAAAAGAATCTACACGGTTATATGTATGCTGGTTTACAGCATCATTAATAAAATTACATAGTTCAGAGTCTAAAAAATAACGATCTTGAAGACCCTCTACAAAGATAGTGGCGTTATTTGCTGGAGCTGTGACAAAGGTGATAATTCCAGTATCTTCCTCGATAGTATATCCATAAGGATAGGCAATAGGGTTACTATTGATAGTTACATAGAGATTAGTTGTTTCAATAGGCTTAATGCCTGTGGGGAATATGGTAGTTGTTCCATCGCCAGTGGCGGTAAAGTTGAAGGCTTTTTGCTGATCCCCAAGCTCTAAACGAACTCTAGAGAGAATGTCAGATAAAGCAGCCACAGAAACTCCCTACATTACGGTATGTATAATGATGGCGCATAGCGCTTGAAAAATCTCTACAAACGAAGAAGGCGCCCGTAGGCGCCCACTCCTAACAGGTTATGCTTAGATAACTCCTGCCAAGTAACCCTTTTCCTTAAGGTGCTGGGCTACATGTTTCTTAACTTTGTACTTTTGACCAGCTTTAAAGTTATAGTTATTTCCATGTCCAAGAGTCATGTTTTCAAGATCTTGTACTACACGGATTTCTACTTCATCTTCTTCAGTGGCTCCAACTGTAATCGCATCATCCACAATAACTGTGGCGCGGTTAGGTTGAGTTGCATCGATAGTGGTGGTCTCTAGGTCTACTTTCGCCTGAGCTGTAGCCATCGACATTGAGTTTGCGGCATCTTGCTGAGCTGAAAATGCTTGCTCTTGAAGTTGCTCGCGCATACGACCTGTTACATCAGTGGGCTTTGCTTTTGCCATTAGTTTTCTCCAATTTAGTGTCTCTGTTAGATAAGGCGGGGGTTTCAACGCCCCCGCCCTTTAAGCTATTAAGTTTTTCTTAGTTGGTCTCCGCAATTACTACGCTCTGATCTGTAATTAGACCAAGACCGAAGATTGAGTACCAAGCAAGTGCGTGCTCACGACCGAAGTCCAAGATACCGCCATCGCGGAGTTCGACTGGAAGTGAGATCGCGTGACCGAACGCGTTATCTCCAATGAAGATAGCTGAGTAGCGGTCAGATGCACCGTTACCGGTGAGTGTTGCTGGGGTTGTGTAGCCTCCACCAGGAACTACAACTGGGTTAGCAACAGTTGTATCAGCTGAGTAACCAGAACCAGCACCACCAGCAACCTTGAGAACCTGAGTGGTCTCAATGAATACTGTGTCGTAGAGGCGACCGATCTCACCGAGCATGAAGTTACCAGGAGCGGCATACTTCGTGACTTCGATGAACTCAGGCATGTCGCGGAGACGACGTGATTGGTGTGGGTGCACGAAAGCAACATAGGTCTCACCGAGGCGAGGGATGTTCTTTGTGGCTAATGTCTCGGCAGCATCCTTGATGGTGCGAGGTGTGAGGTAGTATGAACCGGTCATGCTTGCGCGGCTGGTTCCTTCTGTACCGTATGCGTACCAGCTGTTAACAGCGGTTACGTTAGAGCGATCTTCACCGTAGATGGTTGAAGAAGCTGAGTACAGGGTGTCGCGTGAAAGCTGATCAAGGTAGATAGCCATGTTACGACCGAGAAGACGTGAGGCAGAAGCCATTACGTCATCAAATGAAGCATTGAGCAAGAGCTCTGAAACAGCAAGAGCATAACCATGCTCTGTTACTGTGATTGAGAATTGCTGTGCTGTGAGGGCGTTTGTCTGCATACGAACACCTTCGACGAGCGGTGAAGCAAAACCGAGGTTGTTGTAACGCATGAAGTTGATCTGAAGACCAGGAGCAACACCGAGTTCAGTCTTCTTGACTGCGAACTGCTCAAAGCGAAGGATAGGCATTGCTTGGAACAAGATTTCCTTGGACCAGATTGTCTGAATCGCTTGAGTCAGCTGGGTGTTGGTACCTGAGTACGCTGTTGGTGACGCGGCAAGATTGCCGGTACCTGTAATTCCTGATGCCATTTATATGACTCCTAGATAGTTGTTAAATTAAGTGGGTTTAGCCGAAAAGTCCACGAGTCTTACCACGAGCGGAATCGCTCATGATTCGAGGTCTGTATTTCGCGTATTCATCCATGGACATTGACGCAATTTCTTGCGCCGTTAACGAACGTTGTTCCGAATTAGTTTCCAGTGGTCCTGCTGGTGGCAAAGTTGCCTTTGTACCAACCATTTCTCGGCGGGTTGCTTGCGAAGCTTCCTGCACCGATTCAAATATTCTTGCTGACCGTGACTTTAATCCTTCAACACTTGCTTGAACTTCTTCAGGGGTATTCCCGCTGACTAAATCAAGCAGTTCCGGAATAATATTGTCACGTTCTTGTTCAAGAAGTTGTTGACGATATGTTTGCAGTTCAGCAAACTTTTGTTCGCGCTCCAGAAGAGCGAAGGCACGTTCGCGTTCGTTACGCTCACGCTCCAACTGCTCTTGCAACTCTTTAGTTTTAAGCTCCACGAGTCCTCTAGTGTCTAGATCCTCTTCGAGCTTAGCTTTTTGCTGAGCCTCTTTTTCAGCGGCTTCAGCTGCTTTACGAGCTGCTTTTTCTTCTTTTTCTTTTTCAAGAGCAGATACTTTAGCCTTCAGTTCATCGATCTGAGGGTAAAGCTTTTCTTTTTCTTGTGAACGAACACGAGCCAAATCATCTTCAGTATAAAACTTTGAAGACTTGGTGGAGTCGTTCTCTAGTCCAATTGCAACAGTAGGCGCGTCAACGCCCGACACATTTACGACTGGAGCGACATTGGCCTCTGCTTCAAAAGCGGCTGCCATCTGTTCTGCTGTTTCTGCCATGATTATATCCTTAGTATCCTAGGGGTCGTTATCCGAATTGAGCCGAAGCCCGTAGCACAAATGACCTAACGTGTATTCTTATTTTCTCTTTACACTACGAAAGTGTCAGCGTAAACGCTTATTTTTCGTAGTCTCGCGGAACCTTCCTGTTAGGGAGTGATGTTCCGTAAGCTTCAGTTACGAGGTTGACTCGTAGTTGTTGCTCCCCTGATTGAGCCTCAATGCTTGCCGCATCTACTACTGG